CCGTCAATGCCATTGATCCTGTAGAATCAATTGTTCCAGCTAAGTCGCCAGCAGTTCCAGCTGCATTACTGGTCATGATGCCGAAGTTCTGAATTTCACCAGTAGTCGCTGCGCTTGTAGGAATGGCGTCAGCTTGTGTGAATGAGGTGCTGAAGGAGAATGCTTCCCCAGCAGTTGCTTGGGTTGCATCAATAGAACCAGGAGAGTAGATACCACTTGTGATATCGCCAGTAGCAACTGCTCCTGTTGTCGTTCCGTCAGTAGTATTCACGTTATTACCTGAAATACTGTAGGAATTTCCTAATCTAGTTGCCTGTGTTGCTGCTGAATTCACTTGCAGTTGAACACTAGAAGATAGTCGATGGGTGATATCAGCATGTGCTGGTGCTGCCATCAACAACATAACGAATGGTAAAATTTTACGCATTTTTCCATCGATAAGAGTCCTATTCTATATAGGGGAATTTAGCTTGACAGACCCTGTTCAAGATGCTACCATATGTGAGTAAAGCAACGGACCCTGCCTTGGACTCCACCACACTCCCCGAAATCAACTACGATGAGGTCTATCAGTTTGATCTGACTAGTCAAGTCAAGTTCTGGAAACTGCCTCAAGAAGAAGTCTTTGAACTCTTTCGTGATGGTCGAACCGCATCTCGTTTCCTTGAGCGTATGGTCCCTCGTCTCTTCGCTGACTTTAAGTATGTTGATGAGAAAGGTTACGACTGGTTGCGTAAGATGATTGAGAAGGTAGAAGGTAAGTGTGTGACCAAGAACGGTTGCAAGTTTGCTCCTTCTGCTATGGTTGGATCTGGTCGTAAGATTATCCCTGAAGAAGTAAAAGAGCATATCGAAGACAATAACCTTGACTATATCCTTATGGATATTGTAGAATTCCCTTTGGTTCGTATGCGATTTGTGAAGGGTAGCGATCTGATTGCAACTCATCCTAATTGTGATATCTCCAAAGCAAAGAAGTTGCGCACCAAGTATTTCAACGTATGATTTATTTGAAAGATTGTCTAGAAGGAATGAAAGAACTGGAGGATGGGAGCATTGATGCTATCATCACCTCTCCTCCATACAATCTCAATATCAAATATGGAAGGTATTCTGACAACAAACCTCGTCAAGAATACCTTTCTTGGTTGGTAGATATCTTTCGTGAAGCAAAACGTATTCTTGCAGATGATGGTCATCTGTTTGTTAATATGGGATATTCCAATATCGATCCTTGGATTGGTATGGAAGTAGGTCTTGCACTTCGCGAAGACTGGATTCTCCAGAATCATATCAACTGGGTCAAATCTATTCATGTAAATGGAAAGACCTCTGGACATTTCAAACCAATCAATAGTAAAAGGTTTGTATGTCCTACCTGGGAACATCTATTTCACTTTACCAAGGACGGTAATGTCGAGATCGATCGTCTCTCTGTCGGCGTTCAATACGAGTACTATGAAGCAAACATTCGCGGCAACAACACAGCAGAAACAAAACCAAATCTACGAGACAAAGGTAACTGTTGGTTCGTGCCGTATGAAACTATTAACAGTAAAGAACTCAGAGGAAAGCATCCTGCCACCTTCCCTGTCAAACTTGCTGAAGACTGCCTGAAACTCACTGGAAAGGATACTGGTATTGCTCTAGATCCTTTTATGGGCACAGGCACGACTGCTGTGGCAGCACAGATCCTTGGATGGGATTGCATTGGTTATGACATTGATGAAGATTATATTAAGTTTGCTAATAATCGACTGAATCAAGGGTTGACATCCTTTCTAAGTTGATATATAGTCTACGAGTCGAGATCACACCCGATCTTTAGACTCCATCGGACCTACTATTAAAGAGGATTTTTTATGGAAGCCTTACAAGTTGGGCAGTGGTATTCCCTGCCTGGAGTGGATGATGTGCTTATTGGACTCATCACTCGCGACGAGTTCCTCTCTTACCCAGAGTGGATTACTCAACGGAATACACGAAACAGAATTAAGAAGAAGGGTGTCATTGACCACCTTCGCAAACTCTTTCCGACACATCATGTTGTTGCTCTGGGAGAACTTACAGAGGATGACGTTTGGGAAGACGGTACAGAATACGATGCAGGACAGGGATGGCGTCTAGACGCTAACTCTCGTGGTCTTGTGTGGCAAGAAGGACTCTCGGATAGGGTGCCCGAGAACGTTCTTGCAGTGAAGTATAGAGATAAAACTCTTACTGGATTGCGTAGTATCTACTGGGCATTCGACAACCCAACTGCTGCAGAGATTGCCGCAGAGGTTGTTACAGGTTGCATGAAGTCTCTGAAACTTCTTCCTAAGACTAAGAAGTTCAAGGAAGGTCAGTTTGTGACTGCTCTCAGTTACACTTGCATGTGGGACAATGCTACCAGTTATGGTGAGCGTGGTCTGTGGTCTGATAGTGACAACGATGATATCACACAGAGTGAGTACAAGCGTATGAAGACACTGGAAGCAGTGTATGAATACAGGGAGACCATTAAGGCAGTTGATGCACTTCTCGATAGAACTGGTTACAACAAACAGTTTGACCAGACTTTCCTGACTGCACTGTTCCTGTTCCATCTGAAGTATGGACCTTTTGATGATAAGGTTCAGATGCTGTGCTCTCTCATTGCAGAGACTGCACTGGATGAGGACGGTGATGTTATCCCCGTTCCTGTTGCCAGCAAAGGCAAACTGAACGCTGCTAGTTGGATTGTTCGTGAGAACAACACTCCTTCACGAATCCCCAATCGTGGTAAGATTGACGGATTCTACGAAGGTGTTCCATTCTTCTGCTACTGGTTGACTATTGCTAGTGAGCAGGGATTGAAGCACAAGCAGAACGAAGGTCCCAAGGTTGGGTATCGTAAGTGGTTTGACAATACGTTCATGAAGCGTAAGAACCATCTGGACTTAGTTGCAGAACTTACGACAACTACCGAATCCTGATATATAGTTTGTCGCCTTCGTGCGCGACCGCTACAAACGGAATATACGCTACTATGAGACGGGTTTCACCACCCGTCTTTTTTTGTACAATCTGTTAAATACTATTGGTTGCCTTCGGGGACCACACAATAAAACTCGCTTATTTAAGGAGCATACAAATGACAGGACTTAGAAAGTTCGGCACGAAAGATCTTGGTGCCATCGTAGACGCTGCAGAAAGATACAGTGTCGGACTAGACGACGTTTTTTACAGACTGCATTCCTATGGAAAGGGATCTGTTAATGACGCATACCCTCCATACAATCTTGTACAAGAATCAAATATCAAATGGAGGATCGAAGTAGCACTTGCTGGTTGGTCTAAGGATGAGATTGAAGTCTCTACAGAATCTAATGTTCTTATGATCAGATCAGTCACACCAAAAAATAAAGGTGAAGAAGAATACATGCACAGAGGTATTTCTACTCGCACCTTTGCAAGAGGATTTAATTTGTCAGACGATGTTGAGATTGGTGAAGTTGCCTTTAATAATGGAATGCTGACAATTACCCTACAAAAGGTAATCCCAGAGCACCAAAAACTGAAGGTTTATGAGATTGACACCAAATCTTAACCTGTTCTTGGTTTAAATTCTGATTAACCCATGCTATATTATATTGGTAATAAATTACACCAATGATGAAACTCAAAGCAATCGCTGCTGCCCTAGTGGCAGCACCTCTGGTGGTAGCGTGCGGTTCCACCGAGAAAGCAAACGCACCATTTAGATTGAATGGTGCAGGTGCATCCTTCCCTGCTATGTTGTATACCAACTGGTTTACTTCATTCTCTAAAGACACAGGCAACAAAGTCAACTATCAAGCAGTTGGTAGTGGTGCTGGTGTCCGTCAATTTAAAGCAAAGACTGTTGACTTCGGTGCCTCTGATGGTGCTGTGAGTGACGCTAAGCAACCTCCTGAAGGTATGGTACACATCCCCATGACTGGTGGTGCAATCGTCCCTGCTTATAACAATCCTGGTTGTGATCTGAAGATGACACAGACTGAACTTGCTGATGTCTTCCTTGGTAAGATTGATCAATGGTCACACTTCGGTTGTGAAGGTGGTCAAATCAAAACCATCTATCGTTCTGATGGATCTGGCACTACCAAAGGTTTCACCAACTCTCTGTCTGCTTTCTCTCCTGAGTGGAAGAAGACTGTAGGAACTGGTAAGGCAGTTGCTTGGCCAGTTGGTATTGGTGGTAAAGGTAACAGCGGTGTTGCTGCTGGTATCAAACTCACTCCTGGTTCTATTGGTTATGTAAACTATGGGTATGTGCAGAATGATCCTGCATTGGAACAACCTGCACTTCAAAACAAAGCAGGCAACTTTGTGAAAGCAAATGCTGAGACCTCTGCTGCTGGTCTTGGTGAGATCATTCTTGACGATCAACTTCGTGGTGCTGATGCTAACCCCGCTGGTGCTAATGCGTACCCAATTGTTTCTCTCACTTGGATTCTTGCATACCCTGAGTATGAAAAGAATGAAAACGTGAAAGAAGTTCTTCGCTATGCATTGACACCTACTCAGCAAGCAAAGGCAGACTCGCTTGGTTATGTTCCTCTTCCTGATAGTCTCCGTAGAAAAGCACTTGCTGCTGTTGAATCCCTCAAATAACTTATATACATAATACATAATTAAAGAGACCCCTGGGGTCTCTTTTTATTTGAGGTTAGTATGAACATCTATCTAAACCTAAAACCGAATAACTATGATGGAGAATCAGATCTCCTAACACTAGACTTGCCAGCGAATCATCTAGATGATATAATGCGATATGTTCGCCCTATTGCAGAGCAGAATCGACAGGCAGAACATAAGATTCTAAAAGATCTTATCAAAGAAGCGGCATTTATTATTTCACAGAGGAATTATGAGCGTAAGAATCGTAAGAACAAGAAACGGTGAAGACATCATCTGTGACTTGTTTGAAGTAACAACTAAAGATGATCCCGAAAAGACGGTAGCATTTCAGTTGAACCATCCATACAATGTATGGTTGGAGGGTGTGGACGAACCTAAACTATTGGTCGAAACTGATGCAGAGGATGGTGTTCAAAAGATCACTGATCCTGAAATTCACTTCAGACCTTGGGTTCCTCTTTCTGCTAAGAATCAAATTCTTATGAAGATGGAAGAAATCGTTACCGCATATGAGACTTATCCAGAAGTCATTACAAAGTACAATTCATTAGTAGAGGCAGATGCAGGAAACGTCAGTAGTAAAACTGATACTGCTCCAACAGAGGAGTGAGTATCTAATCGGTAAGATCACAGAACTAGATGAAGAACCTAGTCTCTTGATTGAAAATTGTTATGAAGTTACAGACGAGGATACAATTGTTCCTTTTCCTCGCTTCAGTGCTCAGCGTGACGTTTTCTTGACATCCGAGAACGTCTTGAGTATACTGGATCCAGCACCCAAACTGCTGGAGACATACAACGCTTTATGAGTTCTTTCTACACCAACATTCAACTTGCTGGTGATACTATTCTATATCGGGGTTATGAAGAGGGGAAACGAGTGCAGTTCCGCACTCAATTTTCTCCAACTTTGTATGTTCTATCTCGCAAGAAAGAGAAGTTCAAAACTCTCGATGGTCGATATGTTTCCCCTGTAGAATTTCAGACTGCTCGTGAAGCACGAGATTTCATCAAACAGTATGAAGGTGTAGAAGGGTTTGAAGTTCATGGGTATGAGCGATTTGTATATCAATACATGCGTCGGGAGTTTCCTGGTGAAGTTGATTACAATATCAATCAGATGAAGATCTACGCACTGGATATTGAGGTTCAGTGTGAGAACGGATTCCCTAATGTAGAAGAAGCAGCAGAAGAAATGTTGTCTATCACCATCAAAGATATGGTGACAAAGCAGTATTACTGTTGGGCAACTCGTGAGTTTGAAGCACCTGAGGGTGTGGAGACTCATATCTTCTGGACTGAACATGAAATGCTAAACCATTTTATCGAATGGTGGGTGCAAAATACACCTGATATCCTTACGGGTTGGAACGTGAATCTATATGACGTTCCATATATCGCCCGTAGGGTTAATCGTGTACTTGGGGAGAAGTGGATGAAGAGTCTGTCTCCCTGGAACCGTGCAAATGAGAGGGAGGTCTATGTCCAAGGACGTAAAAATTATGCTTACGATATCTCTGGTGTCAACATTCTTGATTATCTCGATCTATATCGTAAGTTTACGTACTCAAGTCAAGAGTCTTACCGACTCGATCATATCGCTTTCGTCGAACTTGGGCAGCGAAAAGTTGATCACTCTGAATACGAAAACTTCAAAGACTTCTATACCTCTGATTGGCAGAAGTTCATGGAATACAACATCCAAGACGTTGAACTGATCGACAGACTGGAAGATAAGATGAAGTTGCTTGAACTTGCCATCACGATGAGTTACGATGCAAAAGTGAACTTTGAAGATGTGTATAGTCAGGTCCGCATGTGGGACACTATGATCTATAACTATCTTACAGATCGCGATGTTGTTGTTCCCCCTCGTAAAGGTGCCAAAAAAGATGAAAAATATGCAGGAGCATACGTCAAGGAACCGATTCCTGGAAAGTATGATTGGGTTGTCTCTTTTGACCTTAATAGCCTGTATCCTCATCTCATTATGCAGTACAATATCTCGCCAGAGACACTCATCGACGCCCGACATCCCAGCGCAACGGTTGATCGAATCCTTGAGGAAACGCTAGATATT